CGATAAGGCACCACCCCTTTCGGGGAACTAACTAAAAATTAGTTAGAGAGGACGTAGACCGAAATGCGTTTACAACCTTTCACACCCGGAGTGGTAGAGAAAAGTTCGCCTTTGTCGTACCCAGCCGTTGGTGACGAAGTCACTAAGGTTGGAGAACCCTTTGAGGAAACCTCAGAGGTCGTCGGGTAAGAATGCCCGGCGTAAACACTGTACGATGCTAAGATATAGTCGCTAGCATGTCGTCTGAATGATTTCAGGGACTTGTAAGTGAACGTATCGAAGCAGGCGCCACCGAAGCCACGTTGAGAGTGTCTAGTTCTCTTCGTGGGCAGCCATTCGCCGCTAACGAGATGGCCGTCGCCATAACCAGATGGACCCCACAAGCGAATCGTGGTGTCTATAAGGTCAAGGAGACGCGCGGCAGGGTAGGACATGAACATGGATACATAATAATTATGTAGCCGAAAAACGTCGTGTCCAGTAAGCCTGTCCTTTAGATAGACAGGCCGCACATCAGTACCCAAAAGATAGTCCTTCCCGCAAGATTCACGGAAAGGGCCCGACCAGTAACTCTTCGCTTTGTTAACAACAAAGCCGGCGTCGCGGAGAACCTCCATAAGAGATTCGGCCGCGCCCGTGGGGACGACGATATCATCGCCATAGGCAGAAACGCAACGCGTATCAAGGCCCAATTCTCTCGTGCACGCGTGAGCGAGCGCGAAGAAGACTAGGGTCTCGAGCGGAAACGTAAAGCCATTCCCCATAGAAGAGAACTTCTCTAATCTCATCACCCTACCGTTAAGGGTACACGTACCCGTACGAAAGCGTGATAAGAAGGCAAACCATTCGCCGCCTAAGAAGTGATAAACAGCTTCTTTGGCTAGAGTGTCGGACGCACTACTCAGGTCCAGGGTTGCTAAATCCCCGGTTAACGACCCTTCCCGAGCCAGACGTTGATTACGCGTCTGGTCGGTAATGTCGATACCTGATCTGCCCAGAGCGCGCTTCATGTACTGACCGATACCAGCTTGGCACATAGTGTTCAAGACAGGCTCGATCATGACTGAGCGATGCTCCTTGGCAGATTTCGGGACGAAGACAACTCTTCCCGGGTGGATTTCCACGGGGAGGATTGAGCACGAGCTTGCCGAACGACCACCACTAGAGCCAGGCTCAGAACTGTTAAGTTCTGAGCGCAGCTCGGGGAAGTGGTAGCAGGCATACTCGGGCATCTCTTTCAAAACGGCTTTCGCCGCGGGAAAGAGCTCTTCGCTACAAGCGGGTCTGTTCGCGAGTTTTTCTCTCGCGCAGGCCATTTTTCTTGTGGTTTGTGTCGTCGCCCCGGGGCCAAATTGAAGTTTGAGTTCTGAGAGCTTCGGCGGATCTCCGAGAATAGCCTGGATTTTCTTAACTGCGCGATAAAACACGCGTTCAGTAAAGGGCCGGAATTGGTACCGGCCACCAGACCATGCACGGAAGATGTCGTTAGTTTGAGAACACAAAGCTTCAGCGCCAAGGAACTTGGTTATAGCTACCTCCGTCTTATCAATTCCTACTTCAATGTCGGCGCGCTTTTGGTAAAAACCTAAGGCCTGCCTCAGATGAAGGAGTTGCATCGGAAGAAGAGAACTAAAATCAATATCGTAATGAATCAACGCTTCGTAGTCGCAGAGCAAAATTAACTCTGCGATTTCGAGACCTTGAGAACATTCCGACTCCTGGCAATGCCAAAGGGCAAGATCCTGAATCAGATCGTTGGTACAGAGCGTATCAACCGACTGGTCCCATCGAGTAAACCTCATAAATACCACCTAATTAGTGAGTATAGGGGCAAATGGCATCAAAAGATGAACACATGCGACAGCGCAACAACTATCAGGTTGGTGCGAGGAGCATGTCCATAAGCTCGGGGATCGGGCCGGTGGTAGCAGCCGCGACGGACGTAGAGATATTTCCGTCGAGATTGATACCCATCTGGCGCGCCAGCCTACGGCCGGTGACGTCAGAACGCGGATGATAAAGACCGATATGAATATCAGTATTCTCATACGCGGTACGCGGTGCAGCGGTATAACCCGCAGCATTTTGACCACTGATCGATTCCATCACAGGGACGACCAGGCGACGCTCAACACGGTAGACACCGCTCTTGAGCTTCTCCAACTTGATAGTCAGGCTAACCTGACTCTCAGTGGGGACACCTGTCACATTCTCACGCCACTTAGCGATGACGGTGTTACGCTCGCGCGCAACACTTTCGGCCAGGAGGGTGTGAAGGACAGGGGTCGCTGCTCCGTCATAGACGGAGATGGATGCAATTGCAGACATAGGTTTCGCGATTATGCGGAATCGGGCTTGCGAGGCCCGCGCAGTTGCACACCGGTTAATGGAAAAACCGGGTTAAAAGAGCTACAGCCGAAGTGGCATGCGACCACGACGCAACTTTATTCAGGCCCTTAAAAACGGGTCTGGGGATGGAAAGCGTCGTTGAGATAACACGCGTGAAATCCACATACTGATGGAGGAAGTCTGCGGTAAAACCGTAGTTAGTTCCGACACCTTCAGTATGCGTATGATCACGGTATATCTTGGTCGAAGTGACATACTTAGCAGTCAAAGCACTGGAAATTTGCGAAGCCCGCAAGTAGCCGCCTATTGGGATAAACCAATCGGCGACAAAGCTATAGGGCAGCATCTCCCATGCTAAAGAAGCTGGGTCGCGAAGGCCCGCCAACGACGCCTCATTCACGTGAGAGACAACTGCTACTATACTCTTGCGAGTATAAACAGTACCTTTCACGGTCTGAGACCCGGAGGGTGAGCCGGCGACACCAGCAACTTGACGCTTAGCGCGGTACCGTTGAACGGAGGGTCTATTTTGCAAGTACGCCAAGTGCGCAGCTGCACCATAGACATCGTTCAAGATTGGCCTCCACCCATATTGCAGGGCGAGCCAGTTGTCAGCAAACCAAGTTTGCGTGACCCGGTGACTATCGATAACATCAGTGCGTCGTGGACGTTTATTACGATAAATCGTAATATTCGGCCTGCCGCCCAGAAGGTCGTCGAACGCCTTCACAGGGTTTCCTTTTTTAAGGGATTTTAACGCCTTGTAAATGCGGGTAGCACCGTCGGTGATAGTCTTCAGAGACTCCTTGCCTTCACCTAAGAACACAGCGAGGTTAAAGTCCTCGCCCTGTATATTAGAGCCCAACTTATTGATAAGAGCGATATCATCGTTAGCCGTCCATTTCTGGGTGGCAACGAAGCTAAGGTTCTCAGTCGATAGGTAGGCTTTATACGAGGTTGAAAAGCAAGGTGCTATCGGAGTAAGGCACTTATTCACAATAGTGTATAAGTTGTCAGACTTCGTAATAGCAGTCATCGAATACGCGTTTTCGCCAGCCCCTAATGTATTAAAGGGCTTAGGAGTACGGGGCCGAATGAGCTTCGAAACCTTTTTGTATCTAATTACTTTAGATCCATTGCGGCGACGAAATTCATAAGGAACCAAATACTCGAATCGTTGAGGTGGACTGACAACAGTTGGGGTTGACCGAGCCGAGTTAGCACCACTCCAAGTCTTCGATCGGTATTCACCGATCGTGGCTGAGGAATTGGTAACAACGCAGCTACAGTCAGACCATTTTGTCTGTACAGTGAACCGACGATCCCAAACGCGAGTACCGCTTGTCATAAATGTAGCTCCAGCAGAGTTGGTCGAAAGTCCAACCCTGGCTACCCGGCCCTTTCTAAAGGGGCCGAGATGTCCTAAGTGGACGGTAGCGAAAGATGCCCCTGAGGGGG